TCATCTTCAAACTGAGTAAACCCAAGAATATTACTACTACTATCTGTAAGAACAGAACCAATGCGTCTGTAAGCAGAAGCAACTCCAGATGTTGCTACAAGGTTAGCTGCATTAGTTGCTGTATCAAAACCAACATCAGTCCCACCAGCATCTAACTCAACAAGATAAACATGATACCAAGTATCTGCTGACAAACTTACACCACTTGCCATACCACCATTACTACTACCAGATGCCCATGTTGCATCTATTTGTTTAGTAAACGTAGAAGAGATAGTTAGATCAGCACCGTCAGCAGTATCTCTTGCTTCACCAACTGCAATGTCAATATCATGCTCACTGTCACTGCTATTATTAGACAGTGTAAGACCAGATAAATATCCTCTGGGCATACCACTAGCAATACCTGTTAGGTTAGCACCACTCCCAAAGAAAGCAGAAGCACAGACCTTATCACTTATCACAGCGTTTGCAGCAGTTACATTGCCTGTAAGTGTTATTGCTGTACCAGTAATACTAGTTGCTGCTAGTATAGATGTTGCAATGCTAACACCTGTTAAGCTTGTTGTAGTAATACCACTAGTCGTAATGCTTGTAGCTGTAAGATTAGTAAATGTATTTTGAGTAACAGGGGTAATAGTTGTTCCGTTAGTTACATATAAAGCAGTAGAGCCATCTGTAACTGTTGTTCCTGTATTGCCAGCAACCTTTATAACAATAGCATCGGTGCTATCATTGTAAGAGACAGAGTTCTTTACAACATAAGTTTTAGAGTTGTTAGGTATCAGAACATTAATTGTATCATGCGCTCCACCAACACTTCCTTTAAATTCAAGTATGGCTGATCTAGCCTGATCACCAGCACCCTGAACATTAGTTAAAGTTACAGTTGCAGCACTGCCAAGAGATACAGTAGTGTACCCTGCAATAGCATCATCAACAAGACTGATAACGCCATCATTAAGAATGGCTCCCCAACTGTTTGGGTTCTCCCCATCTCCTTGTTTTGTCAGGCGAAGATTTGTTGTATATGTACTTGCCATTATACTGCCTTTCTTTTAACTTTTTCTTTACACTCTGATTGTAAAATTTGTGTGTTTGCTTCTATTGTTATTTGATTAATAACATTTGCATAGTTCGTGCAGTTTATTATATCAGGAAATGGTCCTGTTACAGAACGCTCTTTAATAGGTTCACCTGTAGGCAAAATTGCTACTATAATTATTGAAATATAATAATACATTTAATTAAATTGATTATCAAACTCAGTTGTGTCTACAGCAATAGCGTCATTAAACGGAGTCATATCTTCGTCAGTCCAGTAGTCCTTTGCCACCATAATCTGTAGATGACCAATATTGCGCTGAAGAATAGTTTCGTCCCTAATGTAAGCATCAGGATCAGCGATGACTGCATTAATAAGATTAACTGAATCCATTGCTGCACTGTAATGCTGTGCGATTTCTTCAGCGGTGATTTCGTTATCCATTTTCTATTTCCTTTTTAAGAGTTGCAACTTCGGCAGACAATTCTTGGACTGCTTTGACAAGCACAGGAACCAACTTGCCGTAGCTGGCTTCTAGTTTGTCAGGGTTGTTTTTAAGTACGAGGCTCAGATAATCTTCAGCATCAGCATCAGTCTGCGCTTTATCCAAATCCTGTGCAATGAAGCCAGCTTCCTGCTGACCGATCTTGGCACCATCACGCATGTCCCAAGTAAACTTGACGGGCTTCAGTGTGTTGATAAAGTCAATGCCGAGCGGTAGCTCTTCGATATCTTTCTTATCACGGCGATCTGAAAGACTAGAAATGGTCTGCACTTGGCAACGTAAAGTTGCAATAGAACCATTGCCCAGTGTAATCTCGTTTGAAACAGTGTTACCGCTTGGTGCCGCATCATTACCTATTATAGTATTGTTGCCGCCAGTTGTGAGTGCGCTAGCTGCATTGTAACCTAATATAGTATTTTCAATACCAGTTGTGAGAGCATTACCAGCAACGGCACCAACGGCTACATTAGTACCTCCGGTCGTTATATTTTCAGCTATAGCCATACCTAAAAAGGCGTTAGAAGAACCAGTTGTTAAATTCCTTGCATTATCAGTACCTACAATAGTATTATTTGTACCTGTGCATGTGCCAAGACTTGGTTGATCTGCAATGGTAGCGCCAAGAAAACAGTTTCTTGAACCAGTTGCCATTTGACCGACAGTATAGCCAAGGTAGGTGCTGAGAATTGCTGAAGTAGAATCATTCCCTGCGTTGTAACCAACTGCTGTTAGAGTTGCACTGCCTGATACAGCAGCCGCCGCACCAGTTCCAAGACCAATAGTCTTACCGGAGTTAAATGTTTTTCCGTCACTCAAGTCATCAATATCACTTGCACCACCGGCGGCAGCTTGGAACGTAGGAGCAGAACCAGCACCATTTGATGTTAGTACTTGTCCATCTGAACCAACAGCCGTTGCTCCAATAGCTGATGTGCCGTTTCCAAAAAGAATACCATTTGCAGTAAGCGTACTAGCTCCTGTACCACCGTCTGCTACCGGAACATCTGTACCTCCAGCACGATAAATAATATTGCCTTCAATATTCACATCACCAGCACTTGCTCTGCTAAGAGTAGTATCTGATGCAGCACCTAATTCAATAGTAGATAGTGTTATTGCTCCATTTACTGATACTGTGCTTTGAAGGTGTACGGCACCAACTACTGTTACGGTACTTCCAAATACTGCTGCACCATTTACTGAGACTGTGCTTTGAAGATGTGTTGCACCTGCCACACTAAGTGTACTGTTAAGATCAACTGCTCCTTCAAGAGAGGTTGCTCCTGCAACTCGTAATGTTCCGCCAAGTACTGTATTTCCTGATACAGATACATCATCTTTAAATGTTCCTGCACCTACTACTGTAACAGTGCTGGCAAAGTTTGAAGCACCCCCTACAGATAAAGTAGAAGCAAGACTTACTGCTCCTGCAATAGTTACAGTAGATGCAAAGTTAGCAGCATCTCCTACTGATAATGTAGAAGCAAGTGATACTGCTCCTGCCACAGTAAGTGTACTATTAAGATCAACTGCACCCTCCAGTGATGTTGCCCCCACAACTCTTAAAGTACCCCCTGCTAAAACATTACTAACAGAGATATTTCCACCTACATCAGCAGATATACCCGTAATATTACTACCATCTCCATAGTAAGCACTGGCGCAAACTCTTGCATTAACAGCTTGCACATTTGTTCCAGCAATAGTAACTGTACTCAAAAAGTTTGCAGCACCCCCAACACTAAGAGTAGAAGCAAGTGATACTGCTCCTGCCACAGTAAGTGTGCTATTAAGATCAACTGCTCCTTCCAATGATGTTGCTCCAGCAACTCTTAATGTACCGCCAAGCACAGTGTTACCGCTTACAGATACATCATCTTCAAACTCTGCTTTGCCTGTGGTTATAAGTGTACCACCAATAGAAGTATTACCAGCTATATTTACTGCACCAGATACTGATACTGCATCTTCAAAAATTGCTGCACCGGCTACTGTAACTGTGCTTGCAAAGTGTGCTGCCCCTCCTACTGATAGTGTAGAAGCCAGAGACACTGCTCCACCTATCGTTACAGTTCCGCCTATATTAACATTACCTGATACTGATACACTATCTTTAAATGTACCGGCACCACCTATAGTAACTGTACCGCCTATGTTGACATTACCCGATACCGATACACTATCTTTAAATGTACCAGCACCCACTACAGTAACAGTGCTTGCCAGATTAGTTGCCCCGCCTACGCTAAGAGTTGATGCCAGAGATACAGCCCCTGCTACAGTTACCGTTGAACCAAAGTTGGCCGCACCGCCTACTGATAGTGTAGAAGCTAATGATACTGCGCCACCTACTGTTACGGTTCCACCAAGATTAGTATTACCACTTACTGATACATCATCTTTAAATGTAGCCGCTCCAACAGCAGTTACTGTTCCACCAACATGTAGATTACCACCAATCGTAGCATTGTTAACAGAAATATTTCCACTTATATCTGCTGAAATACCTGTTAAATTAGAACCATCTCCATAATAAGCACTTGCACATACTCTTGCATTTGCTGCCTGAACATTAGCACCGGCTATAGTTACTGTGCTTGCAAAGTTTGCTGCACCACCAACACTTAATGTTGATGCAAGCGATACTGCTCCTGCTACAGTAAGAGTACTGTTTAGATCAACAGCACCTTCCAGCGATGTTGCTCCAGCAACTCTGAGAGTACCTCCAAGTACAGTATTACCGGATACAGATACATCATCCTTAAATGTACCGGCACCTACTACTGTAACTGTGCTTGCAAAGTTAGCTGCGCCACCTACACTAAGAGTTGATGCAAGACTTACTGCACCACCTACTGTTACAGTTCCACCAAAGTTTGAGTTACCGCTTACCGATACATCATCTTTAAATGTAGCAGCACCAACAACATTAAAGGGACCGCTAACCGATACACTGCCACCAACATTAATATAACCCGATACAGAAATATTTGTAGCAACATTAAGTTCAGCTTCCACGTTTGTAAGATTAGAACCATCACCATAGTAAGACGCAGCAGTTACATTGCCAACAACATTTAAATTACCACTTACTGATACATTAGTTGCAAAGTTAGCAATGCCTGTAACATCTAAAACACCACCAATAGAAGCTGATGTTGCTACATCAAGACGGCCACTGACTGATACATCATTGCTAAAGGTGGACTTGGAAGTAAATCCAGCAGCACCAGCTACATTAAATGTACCACCAACTGTTACGTTATTCTTCAGGGCCGCTACATTTTCTACTGTAACTGTAGATTTAAAAGTAGCTGCACCAACAGCAGTTACAGTGCTTTGAAATTGTGCTGCACCAACTACAGTAACCGTACTGGCAAACTGTGCAGCACCTGCAACGGATAGGCTTGACTGTAGGTGTGCCGCACCTGCAACTGTGGCAGTACCGCCCACATAGAGATTACCACCCACCGTAGCATTGCTTACTGATATGTTACCAGCAATCGTTGCAGTCACACCACTAAGATTTGAACCATCACCATAGAAAGCACTTGCACATACTTTGTCATCTACATGAAGACTGTTATCTAAAGATACAGCACCCCCAACACCTAAAGCACCAGTAATTTGAACTGCATTAGTAGCAAGCTTTAGAGCAGTATTAACACCATCACCTGTTTGAACTGCTTTCAGAGAAGTGTCTACACCAGTATTGCTAGTTGAAGAACTAACAAGTATAATCTGCTTATATGTATTTGATATTAGTTGACTTGTTAAATCGCTCATATTAGATTCCAATACTTATCTGTTGATCCCCATGCGGTACTAGCCTGACTCCACGTAAGATTACGCCCACCTGTATCGGGACGAGGATTAAGAATAGCTGGATTATCCCTTACATCAGGCACATGATTTTGAGGATGGTTCTTCAGATCAAACTGTCCTTCAAAGTCTTCCGGGCATACCAGCATCCCATAACTGTTCATTCTCATAATACGATGTGGATAGACAAACCCACATGTATCGCACATAGCTAGTGCATTTTTATTACTAGCCACTAGACATACCTCAATCTAGGAACAACTTTCATAACTGCTCGTTCTCTATTTGATAACATTGCTAATGCTAATTTTTCTTCATAATTAACTTTTAACATGTTAATTCGTTCCATTGGAACATTAGGTCTTTTCATAGACATATTATATGCCAGACCACATGTTAAACAAGGAAGAAAACTTTTATGTATATCTGCATTTTGTATTGCTGATTTATTAACATCTTGAAGTTCAGAAATAATTTCTATCTTTAATACATCTGTAGAATTATCAGGAAGAGGCCAAAGAGATAATACAGGATTATCACGTTCTTTCCGAAGTGAGTATTGACTGGGACGGCCTGTTTGTGTTTTATTAGGAATAAGAAGATACTCTTCCGGGGAAATACGTTGTAGTTGTAGATCAGTACTATCTCTATTTAATACTACTTCCAAAGCATCTATAGTAGAAGATGCAAGAGAATAAGTTGTGGTGCTTGCAGCTACAGTTACACTAGAAACAGAAGTACTCCAAAGAAGTATACCTCTATTCTGCCAATCTTTAAGCATAAGATTAACTGATCTACGTGCAGAAGCAGGTTCATGACCAAGAGTGCTTTCACCCCCAATCATTTCCATTGCTTCTTGTATAACCTCATCTATATCAAGGTTAAAATCATATGTACCTGATACTGCCATTATTCCATATCCACCGTAGCTTCACCCCATGCAGAATGATTACAAGATTTACAACCACATTCACAACCTTCTTTGTCACAATGACAACAGCAATCACATTCTAAACATTTTTCTGTTTCATTCATTTTTTAACTCTTTTTCTAACTGTTTTTTTCTTTTTAGTAAATGTTTTTACGTTTGTAGGTTTACCACGAACTCCTTGTGGTTTTGCTCTTTTTCTAGTTACTGCACTTTTTCTTTGTGCAGCAGTCATTGATTTAGCTTTAGATCGTGGCACACATTTTGGATATTTTCTTTTTTTAGATTTAGTAGATGTACGACCACAGGCTTGGAACTTACCCTTTTTCTTGGGCGCACCAATGTCCACCCATTTCTCACCAACCCATTTTCTTAAACCACCAGTAGTTCCTTTTTTAGCTTTAACTTTCTTTTTCTTTTTGCCCCCTGGTTTTATTTTACCAGAACATACGGCAGATGCATACATGTTAGCATAAGC